GTTTAAGTTTATACCTTGGCGAGGTGCTTACGCTGTTGGCCTTCCTCATCTTATTGGGGGGCTTTCTGCTGCTCTCACCGGTTCTCTTCGGGCTCTTCTAGACACCGCGCACATCAACAACGCGGCGACCATGTTGAAACTGAAGGGGGCGAAGGTCTCCGGTCAGTCGCAGCAGGTTGAAATCACGCAGGTTAACGAGATTGAGGCGGCTCCGGGGGTGGACGACATCCGCAAACTTGCGATGCCGATGCCATTCAACCCGCCTAGCGAGGTTCTGTTCCGGTTGCTCGAGTGGTTGACCAATCAAGCCAAGGGTGTGATCACTACCGCGGAAGAAAAGATTGCGGATGTGAACTCCAACACGCCAGTTGGGACAACTCAGGCGCTGATTGAGCAGGGTGCAGTCGTTTTCTCATCCATTCACGCCCGATTGCACGAGTCGCAGGGCAAAGTTCTCAAGATTCTCAGCCGAATCAATCGTTGGTACCTCGACGACATGAGGAAGGGCGAGATTGTTGAGGATTTAGAGATCCGGCGCGAGGATTTTGCTCGTATGACGGACGTTGTGCCGGTTTCTGACCCGCACATCTTCTCGGAAACGCAGCGAATGGCCCAGACCCAAGCGGTTATGGCCATGATGGACAAGCACCCGGACCTATTTAACCGTAAAGCTGTAATTTCGCGGTTTCTGAAACAGATAAAAGTGCCCGGAATCAATGAGTTAATGGTTGACGAGCCTGCGCCGGAGAAATCGGACGCGGTTAACGAGAACGTGTCAATGTCTATCGGTCAGGCGGCGTTTGCGTACCCTGAACAGGACCACTTAGCTCACATTCAGGTCCACTTGGACTACGCCAAGGACCCGGCGCTGGGTAGCAACCCCATGATTGCCGGTGGATACCTTCCGAAGGTGATGGATCACCTCAAGCAGCACATAGTTCTGTGGTACTTAGGCCGAATGAATGGATACGCCACGCAGGCGCTAGGTGAAAAGGTCCAGCACTACGAGATTGAGAAGGATCCGAAGAAGATTGACAAGCTATTTGCCGCGGCAAGCAAGCACATCACGATTGATACCACGGAGACCCTCGCGGGGATCCTGCCGGTTGTCCAGCAGATGATGCAGACGATGGAGCAGTTCAAACCTAAGCCCCCGATGGATGCCTCTACTCAGGTTCTGATGCAGACCTCAATGGCTGAGACTCAGCGTCGGGCGCAGCGTGATCAGGCTGAGATACAAATCCAGCAGCAGAAGGCTCAGATGGACGCGCAAGAGAAGATGGCGCGGATGCAGATGGATCACCAGATCGCAACGGAAGATCTACAATTGCGGCTTGCGATTGCGACGGGTGATAATGAAACCAAGGAACGGATTGAGACTGCTCGATTGACTAGGGATGCGGCGCGTCTAAGTCACGATCAGCAGAAGACGGTCTTAGAGTTTTCAAAGGGTGGTTTAGTTCAACAGGGGGATCAATATGGGTACGAGTGACGCAGAGCAGAAGGGGCCGCTGGTTCCGCAACATAAACGTATGGCTCAGGGTGCGCCGATCAATGGTGCGCAGCCGGCAAAACAAACAGGAAGTGCGCTGCCAGCGAAGAAGAAGTGAAGACGTTAGGCGATCTGATTGGCGGAATCAAAAGCAGACAGCTAGAAATAGCTGCGTCCCTAGCCGCAGGAAATGCGGTGAATTGGGACACTTATGTCCGCATGACGGGTCATCACGCGGGGCTGCAAGAGGCCCTCGACATCCTCAACTCCTTAATGGAAGAAGACAATGAGTAACCAAGAGGCGCTGAAAGAAAGCGCTGAGTTAGAGTGGGCGTTCCCAAGCGTTGACCCCGGTGCCAAACCACTTGGCGGCCGGATTCTTGTTCAACTGCGTCGGACAAAGAAGAAGACTTCTGGCTCCGGCATCATTCTGGTCGAAGAGACCAAAGAGACCGAGAAGTGGCAGAACATGGTGGCCTTGGTCATCCATGTTGGTCCCTTAGCGTTCAAGCACCGCGACACAATGCAGTCATGGCCGGAAGGCTCATGGTGTGAGCCCGGTGACTTTATCCGCGTTCCCAAGTGGGGCGGAGATCGCTGGGAAGTTCCTGTTCCTGATCAGGACGACGAGGATCCGGCGTTGTTTGCGGTCTTCAACGATCACGAGATGATCGCCAAGGTTACCGGTAATCCCTTGAACATGAGGGCCTACCTATGAGTACCGAAGATCTCAAGGATGAAATTTCAATTGTTGAGTCTGCTGACGGCTCGGCAACCGCGGAGTTGCCTGAAGGGGTCGAAAACCCCCAACAGGAGGCCGCACAAGGCGACGATGACGCAGATCACCCCGATGATACGGACGCGCAGCGCGAAGCCCGTAGGAACCGTCGCAGGGCCAAGAAGGACCACATCCGCAAGTCTAACGAAGAGAAGGACACGCGCCTGACGCTGCTGCAGAAACAGAATCAGGATTTGATGGAGCGTCTTGCTGGTTTGGAGCGCAAGTCCTACTCAGCGGACTTGGCAAGGCTCGACAAGGCCATTGAGGATGAAGAGCTTCGTCTGAACTATGCCACGGCCAAAATGCGCGAGGCTACGGATACTGCTAACGGCACTGCGTTCACGCAAGCGCAGCAGATGTGGTACGAGTCCAAGCGCAAGATTGAGGCGATGCATGGCTTTAAGTCCCGCGTTGCTGAGTCTGGTGAGCAGCAGAGTCAGGGGACGGTGAATCCGGATGCTGTGCGTTTAGCGCACCGTTGGATTGACAAGAATCCTTGGTTTGATCAGAACGGTGATGACGAGGATTCACAAATTGTTCGCGTCATTGACCAGAAGATGATTAAAGAAGGCTGGAATCCTTCTGATCCAGATTTTTGGGATGAATTGGACAGTCGCTTGCAAAAAAGGATCCCAGAGAAGTACAATCAACGTAGTGAATCTAACAGGAGCAGACCTAGAAGCGTGGTGACTGGAACGGGCAGGGAAACGGGTAGGGCCTCTGGGGGCAACACCTTCGTACTTGAACCCGAGCAGGTGCGTGCGATGAAGGATGCGGGACTTTGGGATGATCCAGAGAAACGTGCCCGGATGATCAAACGCTACGCAGCAGAAGCCAAACTTAATAGGAATGCTTGAAATGGACTCACGACTTAAGAAATCTCTCAGTGCCGGTGGACGCGAAACTCGTGCTAGCGAGGACGCAGAGCGCGGACCTGTTGAGGAACAGTTCATGACCGCGCAGGAACGTCGCAGGATGTGGAGCGAGGAGTGGACACAAAGTGCGCTGCCAAAGGTTCCGGGGATTCCGGGATGGCACCTTTGCTGGCTATCGACAACCAACAGTTACGACAGTATTGATAAGCGGATCAGACTTGGGTACGTTCCCGTGAAAGCGGATGAGTTACCGGGGTTTGAGAATTACCGTGTAAAGGCTGGCGAGGACACTGGTTTCATTGCTTGCAACGAGATGCGTCTGTACAAACTCCCTATGGATATGTATCAGGACATTATGTTGCAGATGCATCATGAGATGCCCAATGACGAGTCGGACAAGATCCGGCTTCAAGTTGAGAACATTCAGGGTGCGCGTGACAGTTCAGGCAAGAGTCTGGGCAGGGTCGAAGGCGAAGGCTTTGGCGAATTGGACCGAACTGTTAAGACCCCGGTATTTTCCGGTTAACAAAGGAGTTTGCTATGTCAGCAGTAAGTGCTCCGTTCGGCTTGCGCCCCTCGTTCCATCCGTCTGGTCTGGATCGGGCTATCGCGCTCGCTAACGGTATCGCCAGTGGTTATTCCACGGGCATTCTCAAAGGTCAACCAGTTGCTCTGGACACGTCTGGCAACATCATTGCCGCAACGGCTGGCAGCGCCTATCAGGGTGCTTTCGCTGGTCACGAGTGGACTGACGTTTCTGGCCGCCGCCAAATCAGCAACCAGTGGGTCGCCAACACGGCGTACACGACCGGTTCTGAAGTCACCTATTACTACTCTGACCCGAATATCGTGTACGACATTCAGGCCAACGGTAGTCTGGCTCAGACCTCGATTGGTGATCAGGCCAACTTTGCCAGCATCACTGCAGGTTCGACCACCACTGGTCTTTCGCAGTGCATGATCTCGACCAGTCTTGCTGGTTCGGGTGCTGTCGGTGATCTACGGATCATCAATCTTTCCCCCGGCGTTGATAATGCTTGGGGTGATGCGTACACGGTTGTTCAGGTTCAAGTGAGCCGCAGCCAGTACGTTGCCACCATTAACGCATTCTAAGGAGGGGTAAGTCATGGCAGCCCCAATGCGCAGTACGGACTTCCGTTCGATTGTTGAGCCAATCCTCAACGAGTGCTTCGACGGAGTCTATGATCAACGTACCGACGAATG